CAAAACATCCTTCCCCGTCTAAATATCCAGCAAGCCAATAAATATCTTTAACTTCAAGCATCATTCGATTTCATCTAAATCTTGTTCTCTTTGCTTCTTACGAATAAACTCTAGTGCCTCGTATGTGTAGGAAAATTTCTCTAACTGTTTTTCGTGACTCTTACACCATCTTGCTATTAGTAAATCTTCACTTATACTGCCGATGCTACGTCTAAGTGCTTGAGCCGTTTTAACGCTTGTCCATTTCTCATGTGATAGAAGTTTAGAGCGATGAAATCTATATGTCTCCTTTGCTTTCTCTAACCATTTAGGTTGCTCTGACATTAGTTCTCCAAAAATGCCGGGAGAGAGACTTGAACTCTCACACTGCTTTTAACGCAGTAAAGGATTTTAAGTCCTTCGTGTCTGCCATTCCACCATCCCGGCTACGATTTTGGCTGTCTCATCGCTGGCTCCACCGGCGACCTACTGTATGTAGAATGACTATCAGTGAGTCAATTCACCGTCGTCATTGAGACAGCCAAACTGCTACTAACTACGCCATAGGCTTGAAATCGACCACGTCATTAAACTCGTTACCCTTGTTACTTTTTCCTCTTTTAGTATAAATCATTAACTTATGTCCTACAGTCTGCTCAAATAACTGTGTTGACAGTTCATATCCCTTAACAGGGTCAAACGGAAAATTAAGAGTCTTCCAAAGTGATTTACCAAATCCAAGTGCCTTCTCATTAAATAGCTTTTGAGCAACTACACCTTTACCTGGACCATCAATAATCTTAAAATAGAATAAGCAATTAGTCGAGCCGTCCGTATCTGCTTCCTTCTCCTTATACTCTACGATTTCGGCTGGATGCCAAGCTGTCTCGACTAAATCTCCGCGTTTAAGGTCGTCGGGCGTAAGAATCGTACGCATTGTCATGTTCTCCAGTTGCTTTGTGGTTTGTTTTCAGTGAATGGATTGGATATTTTAGATTCTAATTCTTCTTGAGTTGTTTGTAGAGGTTTATCTCTTTGTTCATCAGTCATTCTACTCTTATCTATTAAATCCTTCCATACATGATAAAATAACCTGTCGGTAATATCAAACTCTTTAACGTAGTCACCTAACAGTGGAGACTTAGCAAACTCATCGCCAACGGCTTCAGTATTTACTATATACTTTTTAGAGGATTTACCAGAGCTATAATCAGACTGCTGAGAGAAGTGATAAATCTCTGTAAATGAACCTGGAATCATACTAGCTACTTTACTACCATAGGATACGAGAGGATTAGTTCTAACTACGCGCATAGAACTTCCAGAACCTGACAGAGACACAGAAGCTAAGGGATGTGCTGTCCAAATTGAATGGCAAGGAAGACTTTTACTGATGTCTATACACTGACTAACTATAGACGTCTCCACTTTATATTCATCCCAATCTGGAAGGACATCTTTAATCTTCTTTTTTAGCTTTGGGTCTTTACCAAAATTCATAGACCAGTTAACGGCTCCAGCAGTCATAAATGTGATAGAATCATTAATAATCGCAAAGTAACGGCAATCATGTGTAAAATCTATAAGTTTATTAAGATAAGCATTAGCATTTTCTGAGCCATAAACATCATATTCGATATTATCTAATATTTTCTTTGCAAGGCTTCCAAATCTTTTCTCTGTGAAGTAGGTTAAAAGTTCTACTGGTTTAGACTTATCCCAGTATGCAAGATACACTGGTCCTTCAACAGCGAAGCTAGCGGCTGCGAGAGTCTTCCCAAATCCAGGAGATGATTTAAATAGAAAAGATATATTATTGTCGGGTGTTATTGATGATGCTTTGGGCATTAGATTTCGTCTTCTTGTTCTTGAGCTTGTTGGATTGTTTGCTGAAGTCTATCTGCTAGAGATTGTTCTGGAGGCTCATAACTATTAAACATAGGAGATATTTCATTTAATGACTCTTGCACTCCTTTAGGTTTATGACAGGCGTCACAATGAGGTTTTGCTAAACGCAAATCATATTCACTCATAATAAACTCACGCCCACATCTCCAACAGATAGACCTCTTTCCGAGAGCTAGAGAGACATTAGTTTTAAAAGTGCAATCTGGCAAAGCACAAAAGAATATTGTATTCCCGCTTTTGTATTTAAGACGTTTCAACTTGTGAGTATGTTTGGTCTTAGTCATCTCATTTTCATCGGACTGCTACTCCTAACGTTAGTTCTAGTTCTTACAAATCTCTTGAAACTTTCTGACTGATGACAATATTTACAACTAATTTCATCTAGACAATCAAATACTCTCACCTGTACTCTATCATATCTTTCACACAACTTATTCTTACAAATCCATTCTCTATCTGTTCTTGGCATATTAATCTTTCCGGGAGAGGCGACAGAGCCGTTCTTGACCTTCGGTCACTTGGACGAACGGTACATATGAACGGCTCTGTCTATTCTCCGCTTCAGCACTACTGTTCTCTCTAACCACTTTCATTAGCACAGAACGGCTGGAAACAGAGAAGTTTTGTTTTTAATCACTAACTGCCGTAAGACTTTTCGTTACATCCCAAGGTGTTTGTAAAACATACTCATTCTCTAGCTTATTATCTTTTGAGTCTTGCCCAGAACTATCGCAGATTGAATAGTATTCACAGAGTCGATTAAACTTATTGCATGACGTAGGCTTTTCAGGCCAAGCTTCGCTTGCGACGCAGGTTAAATATTCATTAAGTAACATAGTCGTTAAGTTCCTCTTCCAATCTGCTATGTAAGTTGGATCATAGCTTAGTGGAAGTCTTTTGAACTTTTCTTCTGTTTTCAGAGTCTTTTGTAGTCCAATCCTGTTAACAACTAAATAATTTGATCCAACAGCAGCACTATAATTGATAAATTGATTAGACTTTCTCAATAACATATTATCTCTACTGTATGTCTTATGATCTATTGGTAGTTTATCATAAGATGAATTTCTTCCAATTCCATGAAAATTGACTAACAAATCTATCTTGCCGCTGATAATTATTCTAACAGAATCATCCTCATACAGTTCGTATGCGAATGGCTGCTCAACGGCTAGAATCTCTAAACAATTCTCATCCTCACTTCGCCAGTAATCACAGCTCTCTTCAACTGCACGAAGCAATAGGTTAACTTCCTCTGGTTCACTATTGCTCTCATCTGGATTTGAACTTATCTCTCTAATCTTCATCAAGCAAGCTTGCATTCTATCATCATAATGCTTGCCTTCTGATAATAGCGTGAAATACACTCCTAAGCCTTCGTGAGCTAGTGAACCTAAATCTAATGATTTAGCCTTATGAGCAATTGAAAGACCTTTATTATGATTGTGTCTGAAATTATATCGAGCAGGACAAGTTTCGAAGAGGTCTATTTTGCTAGCATCTAATATAATATTTACCTTTGGTGAAGGAATGATATCAATCATCTGATTTTGATTTTTCTTTATACAGTGTTTCTTCTGATGTTTTGATTAATCTTCTAGTATTCTGTAGCATGTATGGCTTAAACATCATTGTTTCAGCTTGTTTTAATGAATTATATTTTCCAAAAATAATATATCTATTACTTACTCTATTCCATATTTCTATAGTGTAAGATATAATCATTTCTTATTCTTTTCTGAATCTGAATTTATCTCTTTCTTTTGAAGTCATTTCATCAGTCTTTTCTTCTTGTTTCTCCTTCCACTCTGCTCTATCTTGCTTGCTTCTTCCCATTGAGTCTCTAGTCCCTTTACAAGTTGGAAACTCTTTACATCCCCAAAATACTCCATATTTACCTGTACGTGATATCATAGCACCTCCACATTCAGGACATCTAACTTCTTCATATTTGAAGGTCATTGTTAGAAATTCTCAACCTCTTCTCCATCTACTGTTATCTCTTTAACTCCATATGATTCGTTATCCATCGTATTGACTGATTCTTCTACTGCTAGTTTTAGGTCTTCTAGACTAGGAGCGTTAATGTTAGTTTCGTCGATTTGGATGAATGTTGTAATCTTGTAAGTTTTCATTAAAGACTCCAATCAAAAACAAGTGTCACAAGTACAGTGTGGACGTTTACCAGACTCGCACCTTTTACTTGCTTTGTGTCTAGGACCAAATACATTATGTAATTTCTTACCTTCCATTAATTGTGGAATAAATACTTGCTGACACATCTTACAGAATCTATCAATTTCTTCATCTTTCTCTAGATTAAGGACATACTCATATATTTCAGGTGTGATTACAGGCTCCATGCTTTTTTACCTCGTGTAACTAAGATTTCTGCCAGTTCTTTCATAAGAGAGTTTTGTTGCCACTGTATTTCTTTCTTATCTAACGTAGCCGCAACGATGGAACGCTTAATCTCCACAAGCTCTGTGAAGAAGTCGTCTATAGTTCCACTAGCTATCATATAGGTTATAGAGACTGGATTTACTTGACCGAAACGGTGAAAACGGCCTTCAACTTGTTCCTCGTTTGCTGGGTTCCATTGTCTTTCAAGTATTACAGCGTCAGAGCAGAACTGAAGATTTAGTCCTTCTCCAGCCGCAAGCGTAGAAGCAATCATCACTCTCGCTTCGCTCGAGTGCTCGAAATGCTTTACTAGATTAGTTCGTGCATTCCCATCTAATCCACTGTGAAGCGTGCAAACCTTACCAAATCCACCGTCAACTAACCAAGAGTTTAATTGAGCTTCTAACATTCCCATCACATCTTGATGATGTGTAAATATTACTATTTTTCTATCTGTGCTTAATAGGAATTCTGTCGTAAAGTCTATACACTCTGCTACTTTAGATATTCCAGTGATGTGTCGAAGCTTGCCCATTATTGCTATTGTATTAGTGGCCTTTTCAAATTCACTTTCATTTGAGTAAAGCATATCATCTAATTCTTGCAACGCAGCCGCATAGACCTTATTTAGTTTACGGTCAAGCTCAACATGATGAAACTTCCTATCTATTGATGGAAGATCTTTTAAAACTTCGGCCTTTGTTCTACGAATGATTATGTCTTTAGTATCTTCATGAAAACGTTCCACATCTTTTAGTCCGCCAACCTTCTGTCCCCAACCATTCGAGTAGGCGTCACAATAGTTGTCTATGAAACGTTGATAATGTGGGAATAGTGTGGGTTTAACTAGGTTAAGGACTGTGAAATACTCTCCGGCATTGTTCTTGATTGGAGTACCACTCATAGCGATGATGTGTTCTGCTTGTTTAGCTATGCGTTGGACGGCTTTTGCACGGTCTGATAGATGATTCTTCACTCTCTGACACTCATCTATGATTATTGTTTTGATTGTATTAGGAGGGAGAAAAGAGAATACATCTTCTTTCTTTAACATATCGTATGTAATTACATATATTTGAAAGCCTGGCATGGCTTTCTCTTTGCCTGACTGGATTACTTGAACGAGGAATTCTTTACCACTTCCACAGATTCTATGAATTTCAAACATCCATTGAAGTTTAACAGTTGATGGACAAACAATAACTGCCGGTAAGAGTTTTTCTGGATGAAGACGGAGAAGACTTAAAGATTCTATGGTCTTTCCTAAACCTTGTTCGTCTGCAATGATACAACGAACGTTAGACTCTTCAGCAAACTTAACGGCGTCTATTTGATATGGTCTAGGCTTGCAGCCGTCAGAAAAAACTATACTATCGTAGGATTGATTGGATGATGACAGATT